AATCATCCCTCAGCCCGACAGCGAGGGTAGCCGCAATCGACGCAGGTACCCTCTTGATGTCGAAAATCCTGTATGTTTCAGCCATATCGCAGACTAATTCATCGTGATAATTCGACATCATGTCGGCGAGGATAATCAGTTTTTTACTGTGGGGATAATGTTCTCGATCTCAGTGAGAGCATTGAACACGTGGGAAGTGTGGATCTTGCCGTCTTCGCCTCGCAGGGACTCCAACAGCGCCGTTTTCTGTTCTGCCCCGAGCCACCGTTCCATAAGGTCACCTAAAAAAATAGGATTCTTATTGACCTTTGCGAATAACTCCACAATCTCGAAATCATCAAATGTGTTCTCGTCAATGTGGAACTCGAACCCATTACTTAACGTGCCCTTTATCATGCAGATTAGCCTCCGATGTATTCGTTGACCATGTTGCCGTCGTCAGCCTTGAGGGCTGTGATGGTAAGGTCATAAGCGACGGTATCATTGCCCTTGTAGACGGTATCGCCGATTTCCGTAATAACGCCTCTCGGAATGACAAGTCTCTGAGGGACACCGCCACGCATGATCTGGTCGATAACGATAACATGCTCTGCATCCTCATCATCGTTGATGTGGATAGCGAGCCCTGTCGTAATCGCACCAGTGACATTGTCATCGCCGTGTACAAGCTTCTGCACCTCTGCGTTAAGGTACTCGATCAGCTTCAGCTTGATGGTCGTTGTCTTCTCATCCTGCGTGATCAGGACAACGCCGCCGCCCCACTCTTTGATGTTGGTGGTTGACTTGGAGATACTTCTTGTGACTCCATCCTCAGAAACAAATCCGAGGTCTTTAAATGTGTTAGCAAGCGCCGTCACCGCATCGGTCGGAAGGGTTGTCCCAACAGGTGCGCAAAACACCGCTCCCGCTGTCTTCGGCTTGCCCGCTGTTACATTGGTAGCTGTTCCAGCCATAGTTGCCTCCTAAAAATAAAATTCAAACACGGACTGGTAGCGATAACGCTTTGTTCTGACGTCCGTGTGGTTATAATTGGACGAGAGCCTCACTTCGCTGATGTCGTTTCTCTCAATGATTCCCCACATTGCCGAACGCATTTCCTCGTCAAGCTGTGCAGCCTCATAAAGGGAATTAAGCGAATAGGACTGAACAGCAATCGAGCCAGCCCCTATGTGGTCGGACATCCCGCCGCCGACTTTTTCAAGAACAAGAAAGCGTTCCGGCATCAATGGAAATTCTTCGGAAGGGACTTCCGGAAGCTCCATTAACACTGGAACGCTCATGTGTTCAGATAGATATTCTAATACGATCTGCTCTATCATCTTATTGACTTCTCCAACGTGTTATGGTCGAGATTATCCGCCTTCGCGGCTTCGGTCGCTGTGCCGACAGAAACATTGGCGCGGGTTATGCCGACATAGACGCTGTAACCGTCTCCGGCACGTTCCGCAACCTGTCCCGCAAAATCAACAAGGACATCCTGCATTTCTTGGGACTGCATCAACTCTTTAACGCCGTCACGGTTAAGCACAAATCTTTCAAGATTACCCATAACGCTCCACCATTACATTCTGCGACCAGTCAAGCGGGATAAGTTCATCCTGCCCTCTAACAGGACATGCAATCGTCCGAAAGACCTCTCCGAAGAATCCGACTTTGCGGTCCGTCCACACGTGCTCATCGCCCTTTGGGATCCCGAGCGTATACGCCGCCCGTTTTCCTGTAAGATTGAGCGTGTCGGTGACTTCCTGCGCTGTCGGAACGCCAATAAGAACGTTGTCAACAGTGACAGGGACAACCTCATAAACGGGACGATTGAATCCGTCTACGCCAATCTGTTGTTTGTCATATAAGATTACTGTTCGTCCGCTGAACCGTCCCATAATTCCATAACTCCATATCTCTGACGCTTAAAGCCGAGCATTTTGCGCTCGTTGTTCATGAGCGACATGGCAACGCCGCCACCAGGAATCGCATATGTGCCGCTCCAGGTATATCCGAGAGCGCTTTGTGATTCCTGACTCATCAGGTCGCCCGTCTTTGACTGCCGCATTGCACGAGCAACAACATCGCATGTGATCATCTTCACGACAGACTCATAAGCAGAATCCGCCTCGATTTTGTCATCGACATCGGCGCCGTATTTGCGACCTTCAACTCGAATCAGATCGGATACGAGCGGAAGCATTGTTTCCGCCCGCACCAAATCATCATCTGTATAGCGCACGCCCGTAAGTGCTTCGAGCTCGGCAAGCGTTACAAAAGCCGTGCCCATTTAAGCGCCCCTTATGCGTGTGTTCTTGTGATCTTCTGGAACACGCTTGTGTCAGCGCGGAAGCCGACCTCGATCTCAGCGCGAACAGCAAACATGTTGTTCTGCCACAGAGAAATCATAGCGTTGCTTGTGCCGATCGGCAGGGAAGCCTGATTACTCATGTCGATCTTGATGCCTTCAACAGTGCCATACAGGGCCTGTGTCCAGTCACCCGCGAAGCCAAGAACGTCAGGGGTGTTGGAGTCGCCTGCCTTGTAAGCGGCCTTAGCGTAGCTGACGGGAGCGCCGATCAGTCTAGGAACAGCGCCCTCAGCAACGTTATTGATGAACAGGGGGCGCTTGTTGCTGTCGACAGCCTTGAGCATTTCGCCCTTAGCCTGAGGAGACATAGCAAAGCCGTTGAGGATTCCACCTGCGGTGGCGATCGCCTCATCAGCCGCTACGATTCCGCTGTAGAAGCTGTTGCCTGTGCCGCTGATGGTCTGAGCAGTCACGCCTGCAAACGTGTCGAAATTGGATCCGGGAGCAGTGCCGTGGAATACTGTCGCATCGAATTTGGCGGCAAGCGCAAGCGGAAGACGAGCGACAAGAGCGTCGTACAGAGCGCCCATATCTCTTGCGAACTCATCAGAGAACGGAACGATAACGGCAAGCTTATAAGCCTGCATGATCTTTGTGGAAAGCCCGGGATTGCTTACGGGTTTAGCAGCAGTCTCATCAACCCATGCCGCCTCAGGATCGGAAGTGATCACCGGGATGGTAAGGCCACGGCCGGGGAGCTGGATCTGTCTCGCAAGACTCATGACTGCGGACTGTTCCTGTGTCTTCTGCAGGATCTCTGCGGAAATGTCAGTGGGGAGTGTAATATTAGTTCTATTTGTAGAAATTCCAGACATAATGTCCTCCTAAAAAATTAATTGTTAAAAGCCGACGCCGCCCATGTCGCGAACTGATCACGAGTTGTTCCGCCGCCTGCTGTACTCTCAGGCGTGCCGATCGGGGAAGGCTTGTTCTGTGCCTTTGCCCAACCCTGATAACGCTCGACAACCTTCTTGGCGTCTTCTTTCCATTCAGTTTCGTTTGTGCCGATCAGACGCTCGGCCTCTTCCATCGGCAGGCCCATTCCAATGACGATTCTCGTTTTAGCCAGGTCGTTCCTGTATTTCTCGCCCTTGGCGATCTCTGCGTCCTTGTCCGCAATGATCTTTTCTTTGTCTGCTGCTGCTGTCTGCAAAGTGCTGATTTGATCATTGAGGTCTTTTGTCAGCGCCTCAATCTCTTCCGGACTCTTCCAGCCCTTTTCCTTGTAATCAGCCTCAAATTGTTTTGCATATGATTTGCGGTCTCTTTCGAGCCGCGTGGTAATGATGGAATCTAACTGTTCCTGCGTCTCAATGATTTTGAATTCGGCCATTTTGTTTCCTTTCCCTTTAACCGGTGGTATCCGTAGTTTTTGTATTAAAAAAGCACCTCCGAAGAGATGCCTTAATAATCAATATGCTGTTTTTTCTTCTCTGCCTTTGTTTCTGAGCATATCCAATGCGCCAGTATCATGCTGTCGAGCAATGCGATATCGGCACCGTCCATCATGGACTGATACCCGAGCCCGCCGTTGGCTCCAATTTTCCGGCGTTCGCAATTTGTGACGACCTGCGTCACTGCCGACTGTTGCATGTGCACGAATGTCCCCTGCTCCATTGCTATGTCGAACAGGCTGTTGGCTTTGATGAACTGGGCGACCGTCACTGTCTCAGGGCGCTTTAGCCTTAAGCTCTTCATGGTGTCAAGCAGGATGCCTGTCCCGCTCTTTCCGTCAACAACCGCCTTTCTAACATCCGCTTTTTGCAAGAAATTAGCTATCCATGTAATGCCATCTCTCACTGGATGACATCCGACGACTTCACAGAAAATCTTGCCGTCCTCTGTTCTTGCGGCGATTGCCAGTACAGCGTTCTGACCGTCCACTCCGAACTTGATGCCTGCGAAAAGCTGACCCTTGAGTTTCGGAAGCTTGTTAACCTGCAATGCTTCCCACTCATTTCGTCTGATTGCGGACTTCTGATTGTATTTAATCCAAAGCCCCAGACGCTGGATGTTGAAATCCGTGTTATCGTCACCAATCTCTGAGCGGATCGTGCGTTCTTTGAGAACCGTGCCGAGCGAAGGATTTGTTTCATACCACAAGTCTATATCATGCGCATCTGACATCTCCGGCACTGACCATTCAGCCCAGCCGGAAGAATAGGAGTCATTATGCAAAACGTTCTTGCGGTAATTTGGGAAGACCGTTCCTGCGCTGATTGCTGTCGGCGGAGTTCCGAACATGATTGTTTGTGGGTTCGCCGAGTCTGTAACGACATATTTCAGCGCTGTCTCCTGCTCGGGCGTGTATTCCTGCGCCTCATCGATGATTAGCAGGTCGTAGCCTTCGCCGAGTCCGCCAGTGGATGTTCGTGTGCGGAATTCTATTATTCCGTCATTCTCGCAATACAGGTGCTCTTTTCCAAATGCCCGAAATGACGATTCAATATTGATGTCGCACTTCGCACAAAGCCTGCTGAGGCGTTCCCAAATGGAATGCGCTGTGCTTGCCCTGTGCGCTGTGTACAGAATCCGCTCGTTATTCTTAAGTCCCCAAATACATCTCGCAAGAGCCATTTCCGACTTGCCATTGCGTCGGGGTACGCTGTACCCGAATTTCTGATGGACCCACAGGCCGTCGTCGTCAACGGCCATAATGTCATAAGTGAGCGCGACCTGCCACTCAAGCGCATCCTTTTCGCTCTTGTTGTAGAGCTCAATAGCTTCAGGGCCTTTTGTTTCATGATAAGGCAGAATTACGGACACCGTCGGGGATTGTCTCCCGACTTTGTCCATGTGCTATTCCTCCTTATCTCTCGCGGGGTCTTTGTTCCTGTTCATAGGCTTCCTCATTGACCAGTGTCGTCGAGATTATTCCAGTTCCAACCCGCACCTGACCATGTTCGTGTCTTTCCAACCTCATATGTGATCACGCAGCCACATCCTGGATGTCGTTCA